GTCAGCACCGATACCAATCTGTACACTTGCAGTATAACGCATGATCACACGAACATTCTGGCTTCCATCAAGATCAGCCATGTCTAGCAATTTCACTTCGTTATGGTCAGCTAATAAACCTGTACCGAAGAACAAGTTGCTCTTCTGAGCAGCTACCATAGTGTTGTTAGCCATACCTGAACAAACGAACAACTTAACACCATCAAAAGCTAAATCGCCTCCGTTGAACCAAGTAGTACCTTCGTTGTTCACACCATTAGCACCTAGACCTGAAGCACCGAATCCACCAAGAGCACGAACATAAGCACGAGCAACATTGCTAGAAACATAGATGTAAAGATCTTCTTTTCCGTATACTGCGGTTGGGATAGCATCAACTACTTTACCCATTTCAGTGATAACATTAGCAGCAGTAACTGAAGTACCTGTTACATCTACTACAGATGCATCAGCAGCCAATAACGCTTCAAAGCCATCAAACTCACCTGCAGTTGCGTTAGCACCTTGCCAGATTGTTTGCTCTGTTTTCTGTGCTACTTTAGCAGCAACATGACCGATCAAGTAGTCAGAGAAGTTAGCAGGTAACTCATCAAAAGCAGAGTAACCCATTGAGATCGCTTCCCAATCGCTTACAAAGTCGCTCTTACACAACTCAAGGTTTACCTGAAACTCTTCTGGCTGAAGAATCTTCTCAGCAAGAGTCAATGTAGAAGTATCAGAGAAATCACAAGTTGCATCAGCAACGATTGCATCCAAAGACATAGTCTTTAGAACCTCTTTGTACTTTACATTAGGTTTGATAGTAATACCGCCACCTTCAATAGTGTCGGCACTCAATAATGCAGCAGAAATATATTTCCCTGCAAATTCACCAGCATATGTGGTAGTAATTGAAGTGGTTGTAGCCATTTTTCTTCTTTATTAAAATTAGGATAATTTACTTAAAACACGAGCCAAAGAATCTTTGCGACCTTTTGTAGCAAACTTGTGCATCTCTGGTTTCTTTTCTACAGGAGCAGCAGCGACCTTCTTAGCAGCAGGTACTTCATCAGTACTCATCTCTACCTTCTCCTCAACTACTTCTTCAGTAGCTTCTTCATTCATTTTAACCTCTTCAGAAACTTCATCAGCAGATTGCTCTTCCTTAGGCATCATAGCTGCGATCATTTCTTTAATCTCATCAATAGCAGCAGTAAACTCTTCTTTGCTTACATAAGCCATTTCCTGCTCTTCCATAACTTCCTCTGTAGCTTCTTCCTCTACTACTTCCTCAGTTTCACCTGCTTCACGAATCTCAGAAATCACACCTTCCTCAACAATAACAAGGATGCGACCATCTTCTAACTCATGCTCTCCAACAGGAGCAGCTACCTTCGCTTCATCTTCGCCAATAAGGAAAACATTCTCACCTGCTTCAAACGCTTCTGCTTCTACTACAACACCTCCTGCGAGTTTCATTGTAGCCATTTCAACTTTCACTTCTTCCTGAACTTCAGGAGCAGCATCTTGACTAGGAGTCAAAGCCATCTCAATCTTTTTGAACACTTCTTGTAGATTCATTTTTCTGAACTTTTCTAATTAAACAACTATTATTAACAATTTTGGGTCATTTTCATATCTGATCCAATTCCTTCAATTTACTCTCTGCCCATCTCCGAGCACTTAATCCACCCCATAACATATACGAGATATATCCGCAAGATGTGGTATCTCCCTCATCATAGTATTCCTGTGCTCTACTTAGATAAGAATACATTCTCTTAATAGTCTCAACTGAAAGAGGTTGCTTCTGGGCTAACTGCTGCGCTCTGACTTTACCCACTTGAGTAGCACATTTGTTCCCTTGCTTCTCATTGAGTGTGATCCCTTTCTTTGCATTGTTAGAAACTGAATCAGGATAGTCTCTGTATGATTCCATTTCCAACTTCTTCCCATTCTTGTATCTCTTATCGTTCTTTAGAACTCCCTTAGTTATTCCCAAAAGATAAAGTGAGAGCAAGTGTTCTGATTCTGCTGATTCAATTCTAGATAGTTCTGTATTGATTTCAATAGCAGACTCTCTCTGCATGAACCATCCTTCAATGCTAAAGCCTTTGACCTTTCCGCTTTTGACATATTCTTCCCAGATATCATCATTATTAACCTTCATACTAACCATCCAAGTCCCCACAGGGTACTCTAAGCCGTATGCTCTGCTCTTATCTTTTTCAGGATCTTCAATGATCCAACTCTCAACTAATGATAAGCCTGAGATCTTTTCCTGATGCTCTAGTGTAGCATTTCCCTGCTTACCATTCATCAAATATAATTCAGAGGCTCTCTTGATCGTTTCCTTCGTGAAGAATACATAATACTCCTGATCACCATCTACTCTATAGATCGGCTTCTCTGGAATCATAGCAGCACCCATCAGAATCTTCTTCTCCTGATCTATCTCCTTAAATTCAAACTTGTGATCCTTACTCATTGTAATGAAGTCCTCCTCAATAGCAGGATGCTCCACAATGGAGATTGCATCTATACCATGAAGGAGTTTCTCCTCATCTAACACTAATTCAAAAAACTTCATATCTATCCTATTGTTGCCGTTTCCTTTATTTTTCTATCCATCTTCTCTGCAGTCTGCACATCCTGATTTACAACATACGCTCTCACAGGAGATCTCTCTAATGACTGACTAATCTGATTCCCTAGATCTGATACCTGAGTATCAAACGATAATCTCGGTGTTATTGCAGATGCTGATATCTGTGGTCTTGCTCCACTACCAACTCCTCCTCCAGAACTGCTAGGAATCTTAGTAGCATATATCTGTCTTATAGATGCGATACCTGAAGCTACAACTCCTGCAGCAGCAATTGGCCCTGCAATACCACCCTGAGCAAGTGCCTTCGTAGCACCTGTATAAGTATTGATCACTGCCTGAGCAGCACTTAATGCCTTCCCACTCGCTGCATCCTTACCTGCTAATTGACTCAATGAACCTAATGCTCCTGATATAGCACCAAGTGTAGCCATTTGCACCGCTTGATCATCTGCTGCTTTTTGTTTCTTCCTAGCAGAATCCTCATCCTCATATTTTTTATTGACTCTATTAATCTCCTCGTTCTTAATACGATTCAATTCTATCTCATCAAAACCTAATTGTTGAGCATTCTCTAGAAGTCTATTGTACTTGTCTTCTACTGCATTTAGTTCATTTGTCTGTGCTTCATTCTGAGCCTGTAGAATAGCATCATACTCACTAGCTAACTTCTCTTGTAACTTAGCAGATTCTTCTTCTAATCTCTCATCTCTCTTAGCTATCTCTTCATTTAGCTTCTTTAGAGCCTCCGCATTAGCATCTGTTGCATCTGTATTCTCTTCTGTACCCTTAGTGAAAGCATTCAATCTAGTCTGTAAGGACTTTAATCTTCTATCTCTCTCTGCCTCTAATTCAATTACTCTGGCTTCTGCCTCTGCCTGTTCTTGAAGATCATCTCTAGATGACTCTCCTAATGCAACTCTCTCTCTAACGATTCTTGCCCTCTCCTTAGCTATAGATATCTCATCATCTGCAATATCATTCTGTAGCTTCGCTGCTTCCCTAAGTGCATCTGCTCTTTCCTTATCAGTCTTAGTAGTATCTTCTGCTGCTAACCTTAACTTTTCAATAGATGCTCTTCTCTGAGCATTTACCTTAATCAATGAGATCTGTCTATCTTCTAGAGCCTGTTGTGCCTTCTCTAAATCAATTGCTGCTTTTGCCTCATTCCTGATCTCCTCTCCTAATCCTGATAATGTTCCTTTCAGGATATCTACACCCTCTGAGAAGTCTCCTGATAAGATCTTAAATAAACCCTCTCCAAAGGTGGATATTCTATCTACAAGGACATCCACTACTGCACCAATTCCTTTGAGTGCCTGAGACAACTTATCAGCACCTCTCTGTGTCTTTGTGAAGTAAGATGTAAGAGCAGTTATAGCAATCAATAATAGACCTATCCCTGTGGCTGCTACTGCAACCTTAAGAGACTTCATAGCAGTGATCCCTTTCTTAATCCCTGCAACACCATGACGGAATCCAGAAACTAGACCTCCTGTGAGTTTATCTGCTTGTGCACTAACTCCCTCTAGCCCACCTTCTAGATTATCTACGCTCTTCTCAGCATTCGTAGTATTTACATTGATCTCTATCTCTTTCTTAACTGCC